AATTTATCAGAAAGTTTTTTTATTTCCTTCTCAATATCTCTTAATTCCAAATACTGCACTAATATATAAATTAGCAGCGAAATTAAGAAGAGTATCTTTTCGTACTTATCCATAACAATCACTCCTTTTCCACTTTAGTATTTAAGAATGTGCAATAAAAGGCTCAACACTCCAAAAAACACAGTAGCTATTAAAATCAATATCCTTTTTTGAATCTTTCTCATTTCGCTCTTTAATTCTTCGTATTCTGCTTTCATAAGATATAACTCCCTTGCTTTTTATTTGTTTCCCTCGTATAATATATTTGAACTTTTATATGAGGGTTCGTCTTTAGATGCTCGTTCAGTTTGCCGACTTGGGAGCATCTTTTTTTGTGCATTTGTGACATACAAAATCACTAAAATCTGTCACACCATTTAAGAAGTCAATTAAATCATCAGCTTCCAGTGCATACTGTCTGCCACATTTTGTGCAGTATACTGTAAGCTCTCCCTCATATATCGGGATGTTTATGATTACTCCATCTTCATATTCTTTTCTTAAGTAAATCATTTACTCACTTCCTTTCCTGCTCTACTTTCTTTTTTCTGCGCTTGATTTTGTAGTATTTGCAAAAAGTCTCAGTCGGTACAACCCGCTTACCAAACGGCGGTATCCTTGATTTATCAATGAGCGGGTTACCGTCTGCATCC